AAATGGTCCTTCACCCTCCTGATAATGGATGATGCCCAATCCTTGTTGCCAGTCTTCTACGCAGGTAATGGGGCGACCGTCAAGATCGATGCCACCCTTAGTGGACGGGACTGCACCGTCTACACGGGCAAGGCAACCGAACGAGATAGCGGCAATGGTCTTAGCACCATCCCAATCCTGACGGGTGCGCTCTGCCCACTCACGGCGGTGAATGTGTCCGTACACAACTGAAGTCTTCTCGGTAGCAAGGTACTTATGAGCGGTAGAGCCGTTGGAAGCAACCTTGTGACCGTGCACGATCTTGATGCGATTGTTAAGCCAGAACTGTGACGCAGGGTAACCCGGCAGGTACTCTACGTTAAAGTCATCAAACCTACAAAGGAACGGCAAACTAAGAACAGGCCATGAGTCTGGCGTGTTACCACGCTTCAATCCAAACGACGCCTTTGCGTTGTCCAAGATGTAGTTCGTAAGGCGAGCCTCATGGTTTCCTTCAAGCCACACGATGCGAGCGTTAGGTGCCGCATCTCGAAGACGAGCACACAGTGTCGTCAAGTAGTCAATGGTTGCCTGTGTGGTGAGAGCAAATGCTGGGCTGAGTCTGTACTTACCAAACTCAGGAAGGTCTGCGTTGTCACCGTTAAGTGCAATGATGTCTGGCTTCTCTTGTCTTGCAATGCTGATCGCAAAATCAATAGCAGTTTCGTCATGCGTTGAAATTAAAGAACCATCCATGGCACGGAAGTAACCAGCCTGAATGTCCGGCAATACCAAGCACTTCTTCCATTCCGAAACAGTTGTTTTAACAACAGACTTCGGCATCTTGATAGATGGGCCTTGGTGAACAGGGTCCCACTCAGGACCAGTCTCCCATGCAGGAGAGAACTGGATACCCATGAGGTCGTGAATCTCTGCATCGCCTTCTTCGTTTTTAGTCAATGACTGATAGAGCGATACACGCTTTATTTGACCGACTTCTGAGATGTCAATGTTCTGACGCTCTAACAGTTCAGCCAACTTGCCAAGGGTTTTGGCTTTAGATTCCGGAGGATTATTTAGGCTTGCTACAAGGTCACTCACAACCACAACCGCCGTTCATGTGGCGTTGCACACTGCTCGTACTAATCGTGTGACCGTGCTTTTTAAGAACTCCACAAAGCCATGCGGTGCTGTAAGTCTTTGACTTACCGTTGCCCTCATCGTGCTTAATAGCAACAAGTGCCCTGTCTAGGGCTTCTTGCTCAGGCTCGCCCATCTTGGAGCGGATACGCATGAGTTTGCAACTGCTTACTTCTTTATCTGCTCGTGGATTGGTTAAATCATCCAGCAAAGACGTTTTGATCTCTTTGTCCATGTTTCCAATCTTTTCCTAATCATGGATGCCCCCATGAATATGAACAAGATTATGGTAACAGACTATTTCTTGATGTGCCAATCTATGTGGTCGTCCAAACGATCCGATACTTTGTCAACCGATTCCTGCAAGTCTTCGAGTTTTGTCATTACTCTTCCATGGTCTGAAGAGTTCTGTTTTTTCATATTAATAAAAGCACGAACAGCAAGACCACCAAAAGTGGTGATTATTGCAACGATGATGGAGGCGATTGCTGGGTCCATGGGTCAAAACAAAGGTAGTTGCTTGTTAGAAGTGTCTTTTTTAACCCTAGTCTTTTTTTCAGCAGATTTCTTACGCTCGGCGTTGTAAGCAGGGTCTTCACCAGATTCACGACGTACTACTGCCCATGTGCCTTCTTGAATCATCATTGATGGTACCGTGTAACTAAGGCCAAGGTCCTTTTGAACCGTCATCGCCGCCCTGTTAGTGGCTTCGGTGTTTACGGCATGTTGTATGCCACCCTTTGTAATGTCTGGATTCCCAGCACCTACAGAAAGTGCCCTACCACGCTTGGTGGTTCCTTTTTTGGCGCTAAGTGTGATGTCGCCTGCCGCTTTTTTAATAGGAGCAGGCTGGTCAAAACTAGTTGCATTCATCCACGAATCTTCCGGCATAGGAAGTTGGTTGGACAATACACCTTCGTTACTATCTCTAAGGCCGTAGAAATCTAACATCAGTTGATCAGGGGAGACTTCCCCACGTGCCACTTGACCCATGTTCATCTTTCGAAGTTCATATTCCATGTGCTCAGGGCTATTAGGAACTGCGAGTTCGTGAGCACGTTGATATGAAAACTGTTTTGGGTTTACGGTAGGGGTTGGTATTCTTTTACCTTGTAATGCCTCATGTGCCAATTCTATGTTTTTACCCATAGACGTTTTACTAATTTCATCAAGATTAACATTTTTAAGATGAGGAGCGACCTTGGGACGCACATCTGGGTCAGCCATGCCCTTAACGACACTTCCCGGTATTTCTGAGAACGGTACTTTTGTTCCGTGAAACTCAGGTGGAACGGAAACCCCACTAGTAGATAAGGCGTTCATCATGTCAGGGTTGAAATCTACAGACCCCCGTGCATGTGCGTTAAGTAAGCCTTTAGCAGATGCTTTTTCTCCTTCAGGAGTTGTACGAACACTAAGACGAGCCGTTGCTCCCAAAACCCTACCTAGTTCAATATCTGGGTGGTCGGCTTCTTGTCGTATTGTATCTATTTCCCCACGGTGTTTAAAGTAGAAGCCCTCTCCGGCGTAGTCTTCATGTGGAAGACGTACTTCTCCCGTAAGGCCACGCATAAAGGCGTCACTTCGTGCTTTTGACATTGAGTCAATAGATATTGGTTTTGGAACGGCTTGAGGGGCGGCCTGCTCATATCTCTTACGTGTTGAAACCTGAGTTGGGGCTGTGGCATTTCGGAGAGAATATGCTTTTTGTTCAAACTGCTCTGGCATTGTTTCCGAAAGACGGGACACTAATGCTTCAGCGTCTTTCTGTTCAGATTTAGGGAGATCGCTTAAAACCAATGGACGGTTTGACAGGTCTGGCCTTTTTGCAGACTTCTTTTTAGGAGCCATCAGATACCGTCCTCATTCACAGGATTGGCCTTGCGATAAGCACCGACCCCTTTGTTACGGATACGACCGGGGTCTGGTGGACGGTTGGGGCGCTTTACACCAGCAGGCTTACGGTCCATCTTGTTTGGCTGTGACTTAAAGTTGTCTAGAGGATCAGTATAGATTTCACCAATTCCAGACATGTTACGGCGCATAACACGACCAGCAGGACCTCTAAGGGTGCCTGCAAAAGGGTTTACGTATTCGCCGTAGTCAACACGGCGTTGTGATTGGGCGCTGTCTCTAAACTCTTTACGACGTGAACGGTATACATCGGAAAAGGTATACCGCATACCTGCACCTGCGAATACCGGAGCAATGGGTATGCCAGATGATGTAGAGGTCAGACCCTCGTCACCTTGTGCGTCACCTTGCGAGTCGCTCGGTGCTCCACTGGCGGCGGCGGTTGCATCTCCGCCTTCCATGATCAGTCGTAGACGACTGTTGGGTTTGGACGGTTCATCTTACCGCCCGTGTTCCACTCATGCTCGAAGAACGGCATGTAGTCGCCTGCCATTGAACCCTGAACAAACTCAGAGAGAACAGACGGGGCCTCAACCCAAGAGGCGGCTCCTACGTGGGCACGTTCACGCATGGTGTCCATGGGGTGCTTGTAGAACATCTCCGGGTTGTTGTGGTTCATACGACCAGCCGGGGCGGTGTCCTCGTAAGCGCCTTGACCGAAGTCATTCGGGACGTCAGAGTCGGTAGCCAAGCCCTCTTCAAAGCGAAGTGGACCCTTGTTCATCGGGATGCTAGGGGCCATCGAACGCTCAAAAACGGTAGGTGACTTTTCAGGAAACATGGGTGCTGGTGAAATTGGCACTTAAATCCTCCAAATAGGGGACGGATACTTGTGTATTAACTTTATCACGTTTCTAACGATAGAACGGATTGTCTGCCACCGTAACCGACGGCATGACCTCATGGAAGGTCATAGCGCAGGCAATGGCAAGGCTGTCTGGGTAGTCGTCAAATGCGCCCTTCTCATCCGGCGCTGACGCCAGCAGGTAAGGACCTTTATACACTTTTTCTAGGTCAGCCATCTGTTGATTGAATTTCTTCCATGTGCGGACACGTCGAGCCTTCGAATGCCCCGGAATAATCAATTGATCTCTTTGTATAAGTTCTGTAAGGTGCACCCAGCGCTCGTGCTGGGCTTTAGCGTCTGAAGACACCGCAATGACCTCTATCTCTGGCAGAAGCAACTGAAGGCGTTCCGCCACGGCTCCACCGACGCCCTGTGCGTCCACTCCCATACGAAGGACGTCATAGTTACGGATGAAGTCGATGATCTGGAAATACTGCGATTCCCACTCTTCGTTGTTGATCTCCAGCCAGTTGAGAACACGGTGCTCATAGAAGCCAAACGGGTCTTGATGATCCCAGTCCACCCAGACGGCGGTTACTACCGTTGAGTCGGTAGCACGAGCGACGTCTACCCCAACCACGATGGGGGTTCTCCACCACTGTTTAACCAAGCCCATGGATGGGTCGTACATCCGCTCCATGCGCTCCTCGGTAATGAACATTCCCTTTTCCAGAATGAACTTGTTGCAGTACGACATCTGGAACTCGTCGGAATCCTCACCAATTCTCAACTTCTCTTTAGCGATGAACTTGGCGTAGTTCGGGTTGTATTTAGCGGCTGTTTTCCAATCGTATTCAAAGTGGCAAGAGCGCAATCTACGGTTGTTTACTGTGCGCCTCTTGTTGTATTGGATCATCTTGTAGAAGTAAGACTTGGTCCTGCTAGCCGTGCCAGTCAAGCAGATTGAACCGTTGTTAAACGCCAACATCGGCTTAATGGACTTAGTAATCATTACTTCGTCGGCTTCTTGTGCTTCATCCACGAGGACAAAGTGGTAGGTTTTAGATTCGATCTTTGCCTTGGGGTTACAGGTTTGCATTCGGCAAAGCGATCCGGATTTGCGGAGCGTGATGAGTTTGCCTTTGCCACGGGAACCTCCTGAATCAGCCTTGTCGTCGATTTCGGGATCAAGAAGAAACTCTACGGCGTGTTCATTTGTAAGGGCGGTAACAATACGCCCAAACACGGTGTCTGCCTGCTCCTCAACTGGGGCGAACACACCAACCCAGAAGCCTTTAGAGAACTTGCCCAACCATGTTGGGTACACCTTGGACAGGCGTGGCAATAGCACCATCATTGACGCTAAAACTTTAGATAGAACTTCTGATTTACCAGACTGACGAGTGGCAACTACGGTCAGTTCTTCGCCGTCTCCAAGAATTATGGATTCAATAAGGCGGTAGGCGATTGGCACCTGATAAGGGAAAAACTCAATCTGGCAAAACTCTTCGGTGAACACGATGCACCGCTTAACCAGTTGGTCGACGAACTCAGCAGATGTCTCATCCAATTCCTCTTGGATGTCTTCAAGTTCAGAAGCCTCTAATTGTTCTTCGTCTGTTAGCACCCACCTATTTTAACCCGATAATAGAAAGAGCGCCGGACCCCAACCGTAAGGTCCGACGCTCTTCTTGAGTGGTTTCAGTTAGGAAGGAGGAACCAACCACTCAGTTGTTCAGAAGGGGGAAACCGCTCCTGAAACATCTTGTGCATCCATTTCAATAAGGTACCCCAGACGATTGAATAGATATTCAAGGTCCTTCATGCGGATGAACAACTCGTCCTCGTTAAACGAGGGACGAACAATTGTAAGGCCACTAAAAGCGGCGCTAAGGTCGTTAAGGCGAAAGATAACCATCTTGTCTTCATGACTAAGTGGTCCAATGGACACGTCTACCGATTTGCGTGAGTCTCTAATTCTCATCACTGTCCTTTTGTAGGTTGAGAGGCAATGGTATCTATGCCACACTGACGTGTCAAACTTGACGTGACTTTATTTCTTCCCAAAGTGCGACCAGTGCGTCTAACGCTTCCTGAACGTCGTCAATTGATTGATCCTTAAAGCGCCAAGCGTCAAAAGATGCCCCAAAGTTCATTATGGTTACGTCGACCCAAGACAGCAAAGATGGTGTGTCAAGTTTCTTAATACGTGCCGGAATCTCAACCTTATTGGCTTCTGACTTTTTCCAAATCATCTCTTCCACTCCCGAAGTTCAGATGGTGGGGTGTCCATGTAGTGACCTTCAATCATAGTAAGAAGGTTGCGTTCTTCTCCAGCCTTTGGCTTATTGCAAACACCGAGTTGGAAAGTGTGCTTACGGAATTTGATCTGGACACCCTTGCCCATACGCCATGGATAACTGGTTTCCCTCATAAACCCTTTTGAAATTACCGGATGATTTGACATAACAAAATCACGTGTAATCCAGTAAACGGGGCCAACGGATTGGATTTTGTTCATTGTGTTTTTGAATACTGGTCGTGAAAAAACAAGCGTTAGGATCAAAAACGCAACTGATAACTCCCACGCCACAATCAAACTTACTGGTGTCAAAAGGACAGACAGAACAAAAAGGATAAAAGTTGTGTAAGGAAGTACCCTACTCGTCACCAGTCGGACGAATGAGAGGCATGTTAAACATGCGTTCTTTACTGGCGTAATCGCCTTCAAAGTACCGAGCAAGTTCGTCTGTTCCGCTGTATTTTCCACGCTCACTTCGTCCGCTACTGTCAACTTTAAAGTAGTTGTACTGATTGAGAGTGGTGTTGATGAATTTACCTTTTGATGTTGATCTGTCAAACGCATCGTATATGTCCTTTGGTACATTCGTGTAAGCATAGAAACTGTTCTTTTTCCAGAATTGGATATAAACAGTCCCTTTAATAACCGTTGGTTCTCGTCCTTGACGAGCCTTTTCGTAGTCCGAAATCAAATAGTTAGGTTCAAAATAATGCATTTGAACCCGTGTACTACGGTCTGGCCCTTGCCCATAAAGGGCAGGATCATTATCTGGGGTTACTTGGTCAAGGTATTCTCGTTCAGTGGGACCGGGAAGTTCAACTGGCTCAACACCTTGACGTTGTAGTGCCTCCTCCTCCATCAATTCGGACAGAGAGCGACCTAGCGCCCTCCGTCCTGATCGATTTGGTGGTGCCATAGCCCCTACTTAGAAGTTGTCATCACCTTCTGCGTAATCAACGCCTTCTGGTGCGAGTGTGGACTTGCTCTCTGCCAACTGTTCAATAGCGGCACGAGCAACAGCCAACTCCGTTGTCAATCTGGAAACCTCGTTCGAGAGGTGTGTAATTACCTTTTGTGGATCAACTTGCATGATTTACTTTTTCTCCTTGAGCGCTTTCTGTGCGGCAACACGGTTGCGCTTACGCTGTTCACGCTCTTCTTTAGATAGTTTCTTCTCTGCTTCGGCTTTCTTCTTGGCTTCTTCAGCAAGACCCTTGAGGTAATCCTCAACACGCTTCTGACCAAGCCATTTCTCGAAGGCGGCCTTGAACAAATCATACGCCTTTTTCTCATCAGCCGCCATTGCAGGGGAAATCTCAACGTGAATCCAGTCACCGCCGGGAGTGCCAGCGTTGTCATTTGCGTCGTAAATCTTCCAGCCTGCAACACCATTACGGTTACAGCGCCAGCCACGACCCCACTGTCCAGAAGGACCGACGTAGTCGTAGTCATGGATTTCTTCGATACCAAGTTCGTCGGCGTACTTCTCAAGGAAACGGCAGAAGTCTTCAGCCTTCGCACGATCAGTCCAGCCGAGGTCTACTGCACGACCAGTAGCATGAACCGACACCCACTTCTTGTAGTCGGGTGATGCAGGGGTGAGACCAGCCGGAGCGGAGCGCATAAGGCGGTTTGAGAAGGTTCCAATGTTGGTGAGTCCCCAAAATGAGACATCTCCGGTCATTGTCTTGCGCTTTTCGGTAGCGGCCTTGATAAAGCCGTTCAATCCCGGTCGGGTGCCCTGTGCTGGGGCGTCTGCATTTCCTGTGTACGGACGTGCCATAACTCTCCTAGATAAAAGTGGTACGGATATTATAGCCCTAAGCGACTTGGGTGACCGTGACTATTACTCCGGGGGATACGGGAGTATTGGCAAAAGACCCAGTAGGCGTGATAGACGCAATAAACGCACTAGTGCTATCCACGGTCCACCAAAGTTCAATATAGTCACCATAGTAATAAGTGTCTACAAAGTTCACAGCAATGATCCCACGACCGTTTACTCCACTCTTTTTAACTGGAATTGTGACGTAACTATTGCTGTTGTCAACATTAGTTCCATTTTTACGAATCCAGATAGCAAAATCGTGTGCGGTGCTTGTAGCGGAGTTTTCGACTTGAACTGAAAACTGGACATTGTAAGTTCCAGTATGTGCAAATGTGATCTTACTATCGTCTACAAGGCTGATACCTTCTGTAACGGTGGTCGTAGTGTAATGAATGTGTTGGAGTAAACCAGCGGCGCTTGCCGTAAGGGTGGAAGTGTTATAGGCGCTAAAGGCGTAATTACGGTTCTTGGTCTCATCAGTACGGACCCAGAAGATGTTGCTGAAATTGGGGTCGTCGGCTGTGACAAGTATTTGGGAGTTGACTTCTGGCACTACCCAAAAACTGTTGCGACTTGAACGACCAATGTATGACAACGAGGCTTCCGACTCAATTCCCGTAAGGGAAGGAATCTTTACCCTGATCTCTCCGGTGTGCTCATCAGCAAAGGTAACTAGCGCTCTGTAAAGGTGTGGTGTGTCGCAGGATGGTTGATGAAACATTGTTATCCCAGACGGGCTTCAAGAGCCTCTACTTTTGCAGTAAGTTCCTGAATGGCTTTTACGCATAGGGCAATCATGTCGGATTCACGCCAGTAAGATGGGGTCCATTGTTCAAGGTCATCAATAGTTTGTAAACCCACACCCCGTTGGTCTTCTGGTTGGTCCCAACACAGTAGTTCACGGTTAGTTTCTGCTATTTCTTCAACAATAAAACCAAACGCTGGGTCAAGTTGGCGCAACTCAGCAAACTCTAGTGTGTCTGTTGGTTGGGCTTTCCATGTGAATTGGCGTGGTTTGAGAGTAGATATAGTTGTTAATGCGTTAGGAATATCAACGATATTTTCTTTATATTTACGCAACGATGTTGGTTTGGCTACAAAATCAAAACCAAATGCGTTACCAACACGAAGAGTTGTCGCAACAGCAGTGGTTGGAAATGCGGTTGTTCTATAAAAACCAGTGCTTGCACAATCAAAAGTACCTGCATAAAAAGTCCCACCTTGAGAGGTAGAGAATGTTGCAACTGCATTACTCTCAATCTGTACAATTCCAGCAGATTGACGAGAGATTGTAGTGTCTGATGCATGGCCGAGATTTATGCTCCCAACACCAATAGTTGCACTGGTTGACTCAGCGAAAACACCGAGGTTGTTTGCCGTATAGGCAACAGTTCCACCAGCGCCAAAAGCAACAGAAGAAGAATCCGTACCAGTAAAAGTAAGGGTGTTGCTTGCTGTAAGAGTTTTGCCATTAGCAATAGTTAGTGTTGCTGAAGTTGCCGGCGCAGTTATCGCAACCTTATTGATAGATGTTGCAGATGCAACACCAAGAGTGGGGGTAGTTAGTGATGGCGAAGTCGCAAATACTAAAGACCCTGACCCAGTTTCATCTGAGATAACTCCAGCCAGTTCGGATGAACTTGTAGCCGCAAAATCATTGAGTTTGTTTGCCGTAAGCGCAACAGTTCCAGTGGTATTTGGAAGTGTTATAACTTTACTGCTTGTAGCGGTACTTGCCTTTAACTGCGTATAAATACTGTTAGTGTCCGTTGTAAAGAAGAAAAGACCATCGTTTGGTGAATAAGTATTGTTATTTAATATGTTTACTTGTGATTGAGAAACATTAAGAGTTCTAGAAGTTAAATAACCTGCTATAGCGGTAGTCCCAGCAGAAGAACCTATGTTTAGTGTTGTAGCGTCTCCGCCAAAGTTAATGGTGGTTGCCGTGGTGTTTAAGAGACTGAAAGTAGTGCTTGGTGTAGTAAGTGAGGTCGTAATCGCTGGTGATGTACCAAATACCAGTGCACCAGAACCAGTCTCATCGGAAATAACTCCAGCAAGTTCTGATGAACTTGTAGATGCAAAAGCACTAAGTTTGTCAGCAGTGAGAGCAACTGTCCCAGTCGCATTAGGAAGCGTGATTGTTCTATCTGCCGTTGGGTCAGTTACAGTTACGGTTGTCTCAAAACCGTCTGCTGTAGCACCTTCAAAAACAAGCGTTCCAGCAGTATCTATGGTCAGACTGCCTACGGTGTTTGAAGGTGCTACAGCAGACGGTTTT